ATGACCGAAAGAATGAAACGTATCCACATACGTGACAGGACGGAGGAAATGCAGCTAACAAAGAGATTCGCCGCTGATCTGAGTTCAAACATTTGGCAAAGAGAAGCAAGTCATCCGAGGCAACCATCGACTGAAAGTATGGAGCGTATTTTTATACGTGACATGATGGAAGGAGAGCCGTTAACGAAGAAGGACGTCGCTTATCTGCAGTCAAAAAATAGTCTGGTGGCGATAGCGAAGAGGTCACACCCGTTCCCATGCCGAACACGGCCGTTAAGCTCTTCAGCGCCAATGGTAGTTGGGGGCTTCCCCCGAAGAGGTCACACCCGTTCCCATGCCGAACACGGCCGTTAAGCTCTTCAGCGCCAATGGTAGTTGGGGGCTTCCCCCTGCAAGAGTAGGACGTTGCCAGGCAAAATAATGATGTTCCACAGTAGCTCAGTGGTAGAGCAATCGGCTGTTAACCGATCGGTCGTAGGTTCGAGTCCTACCTGTGGAGCCATTTTTTTGTATAAAAAATTAAAATTATGCTTCCATAGCTCAGCAGGTAGAGCGCTTCCATGGTAAGGAAGAGGTCAGCGGTTCGAGCCCGCTTGGAAGCTTCATAGATTATAAGTTAAAACCCTTGTTATACAAGGGTTTATTTATTTTATTATTATATGAAGTATAAATTAAGAGAAGAGATATTCGAAAAAAATACCGCCCGTATGATTCTTAGTCATAAGAGCGGTATTTTTATGTTCTTTTGTGAAATCCGTTCGCAAAATATATGTAAAGAATACCTACAGGTGCAATGAGTGGCGTGAAAAAGTATAGAGCAAATATTTTCACTACTTTCCATAATAACATGAAAGGTAGTGGAAGCATGATAATATGATCGCCCATAATTGTGGATATAAAGTCATCCCATACAATAGATGCAAAAGGAAAAAGAAAGCCACAAAAAATTAAGTAGAGATACATGAAAACTGGGGTTACTGACTGCAGACTTATATAAAGGAAAGTTATGGACAGAACAGCACTAAAAAAATATGACTTAAATAGATATTGTGGATTTACACCACTAAATAATTTTTGAATAAAGTTAACCAATGCAAAACCCCTCCTTATTAACTAGGTATATATAAATATATCTTTGTGAATTAGCAAATGTAAATATTTTTTCTAAAGTTAATTGGTATAAATCGGTATTATGTTGAACATCCAAAAAATTTCATACTTTGTTTTGTGTAATCGTCTAAGTAAAGTTAAAATAAAAACCTCAAAAGAGGATTTATAAAAAATGAGTCTGATTGCAAAATTAGAAATCTATCAATAGATGGTTTACTAAATTTGTCTTAGGATTAACTAACAACATAACCTCATTACATTTCCCAACAAAATAACGGATTGATTTAAGTTCTTTTGTCATTTTGTTAATATGCCAATTAACAGGATTAATAGATTTCACATTCTTCGATTCCATAAAATTAAAAACTTCATCGAATTCATAATTAAAATAAGGTGTTATTTTTTCTTTGTCAATTAAATAAATATCTAATGGTCCATCTTGTTGATATGATGCAAATTCTCCAGAGAGTTTAGGTCCAAATAATTCTTGAGTAATAATATTTAGTTTACCGTGATTAATGTGCTCTACATACTCATGATGTAGGTTTGATAACATTATTTGAAAAGGAGTTGAGTTAGTTGATACTATTTTACCTTCAGAAAATAAAGGAGCAATCTCATTCAAAATTTGATTGAAATCTACTTCACTTTTAATATCTAAATAAGCCATTAATTTAACATGTTCTTCATAATAATTCAATATAATAAATTCTTTTAAAGGGTTAATATTGAAGTTTTTCTTGTTTAAACTAACCGTTTCAATGGAGAAATCTAATCCCACTTTATTTTCCTGATCTGCAAAAGAGCCCAGGTGGTTTCTTTTAATTAACCAATCCATATAATCACTCCAATTATCCTTATTGAAAGCGGCGAAAAATATTGTTAAAACAGTGTATTATTTAATTTGATAGAAAAAGCATCAATATCATTCTGCTCACCTTAAACACTATTTTAATCGAAAAAAGCTCTTCAAAATGGAGAGCTTTTAAATGAGTGTTAGCTTATATTTATTATCTGTCCTTAATAATCTCTAAACGTAGTATGCTTAACTTTCCATTTTTCGAGAGCTATGAATAACCAAAAGCTATAAATTCCTAAAGTAACAACGGTCAATAATAGCCATTTAATCCAGCTTCCGAATAAACCGATAGCCGTTCCGTTAAATTGTAATCTTCGACCCTCAATAACAGTGTGGTTTATTTTCCAACCATAGACCATCGTTAAAGACCAAGGATAAAGAATACCAAGAGAGAAAACCGTAATCAAAGTACCTAAAATTCTCCACCCAATATATTGAAACAATCCGCCATCAAAATAAGAGCGATTCTCATAGCTAGCTGTTACATTTATATTATGCTCCATTACAGTTCGTTCCATCATTTCCTCCAAAATGAATTTGACATAGTTTAAGAATAAAACTTTATACCTAGTAAGTCTAGTGTTTTTAGGATGAAATCTTAACATTTCGATATTATTTTCCTTCAATCGTTACATTTTTCCTATTTGTATCAGGACCATCTAATTGAAATTGAACAAACATATTTTCAACTGCTGTTATTAAACTGCCTTTTTGATGGTTAAATCCTAAAAAGGTTGTATCAAAGATTTTCTCACTATTAGTGGCAGAATCAAATGTAAACTCTTTGTTTTCAGTTTGCCAGCTGATTTGATTCGGAATAAAGCTTTGAGGGTGCTGTAATGCTGACTGGTCAGTATTCTCGAAAGTGCCGACCGTATTTAATTGCTGCAATGTCGATTCATAAGCTTCATCAAAAATGGATGGATTATCAATCATATGACCATATTCGAAGTTGAAAAGTAGAAATAATAATCGTTCATACTCTTCAAAAAATAACCTTGGTTCTGTGTAATCGGTAAGAGTATATAATGCTTCTTGTATTTCAAAGTCAATCTTTTCTGATTGCTGTCCATAGGAATCTAATGTAATATCTAAAAGATAATGATTGAGAAGAGCAGGCTTATCATCTTCTATCTCTAAGTAAATATCCTCTGTTATCCAATCTAAATCTTCAGGGTGAGGTAACTGATATTCGTGTATAGCCATTTCGAATTCCTCAAAAAAGTATTCATCTTCTTTTAAATAATCATACTCTAGCTTTAATTCCTCTGTAATATTAATTGGATTTTCTGTAACACTACTTTCTAATTTCTGATATTTTTCATTTGAAAAGTTCTGAGCCTGTTCAATCATTTCCTTTTCAGACATAATAAGCACATCTTCAATGGTAAAATCATTCCCGCTAGTATTGTAGTAATGTACCTGTTCATCATCAAAAACTAATAAGCTATTTATTTTAGAGCTTCTTGTTGGGTTTTGCTCTGTATCAAACCAAATCGTATATTTTTCAAAGGCCTCACTTAACGTATAAATATCAAAATCATCCTCTGTGAAATTTCTGGGATTATCTTGTAACTGCTGTTCTTTCTCTGCTAAGTTAGCCTCTCTTTGACTATCATTGCAGCCTGTTAATATTAATAAAGTGAATGGCAATACGATTATTATAAAGAAAAATAAGTTTGTTTTAATTCTCATTTTTTTCTCCTTGTTATTCAAATTTAATATAGATAATTTAACTTTTAAGTAAAAATATGGTTTTAAAAAGCTAGATTTCCTATCAATCTCTTCACCAAAGCAAATATTAAGCCGATTTCAATGATGCAAAGAAATTAATCTACTCATGTGAGACTCTCTCAAATAGTAAGGAGGTTATGACGTCAAAAAACCTACCTTAAAGCTTTAAGGTAGGTATAGATTATTCTATTCAATTCTAATTGTAAACCCTAAAATACAGGCTGAATTAATTTATCCGATATAAGAAAAATTGTTTTTTTGAATAAATTAATTTTAACATACATAGTCAAGTATTGGACATGCAGTCTTTATTATCTGTTATGAATTTAAGATATTTGAATTCCAAAGAATAAGAAACAAAATGATTCCGGTTACAAAATAAGTGATCCTACCGATGAGCTGTAGCTTTTTATCCAAGTGAACTTTCTTTTCTAGTTTAATTACATAAAAGTTAATCAGAAGAATACTCAAAAATAAAAACAAATAGATGATTTGATAGGTCAGAACAAATTTTATAAGAACATACAAGCTAATAAACGAAATGGCTATATTACTCAGCATCACAAGTAATAATAAGTATTTTCCATTAAATTTAGACCCCTCCCTTTATTTATTATTTTCAATTGTAACATATAGATAGGATGCACTTAATAAAGCTAAAGCAATTGCTTGATTGAATACTCTATATTTTCTTCACCTACAAGTCTGGCTAATTTCCTTAAAATAGATCGTGTAGAAGGGTGAATTTGATTAGGCTGAAGTGATTTATTAAGGTGTTTTTCGTCGAGCTCCTGTAACGCTTGCTGGTAGCTTTCTCGTAATCTTTCGTTTTGGATGATAAGTATTCTTTCGGATATGAATGAACTTGGTATCTCAAATAGTTCTGTCAGACTTTCAATAGAATGCTGCTTATGAATGATAGGCTCAAAAATATGCCTAGGCATTGATGTATATAAAGCAATCCGTTCAGCTTGGATTTCCTGTAAATGTGTTAGTTCTTGGTTTAAAAACCTTTGATCACCACCTGGATGAAACAATACATGTGATAGCTCATGGAAGAATTTCATCCTTTGTTCATAGAAAGGTAATCGGTTATCTATACAAATTAGAGCATAATCGTCGTCGTCTTCATGAATACAATGACTTGTTTGAGGTTGATAGATTACGTCGATATGAAATTTATCACAGAGATTTTCCATACTCAAATCTGATATGGTATGAATTTCCCTTTCTTTCATAATTTCAACGACACTTTTTTCAAGCCAAGTTGCAAATCTCATAGTAATCCTCCTGAAAATAAGAACGTTTGTTCTGGTTGTATTTAAAAGAAAAAGGACTTTTTATTTCCGGTCCTCTTCTAATCTTTTTCTCATTCGTTCTTTCATTTTTCGATATTGTGCCAGCTGTTCCCGTAAATATGCTTCTTCATCTTCATCTTCAACATGGAGTCCTTTTCCTCCATCAAAATGAATATTTACTACGCCATCAGGATTATCTGTTCTACCAAGTAGAAAGTCGATAGACACATTAAAAGTATCTGCTAGCTTTTTAAGAGTTTCTGTGTCAGGTGAACGATTTCCGTTTTCATAGCCAGAAATAGAAACCTTAGATACATCTATTAATTTCCCTAATCCTTCTTGAGTTAATTCTGAATTCTTTCTCAAGGATTTTAATCGATGAGGAAACATGTCCATTCTTCCTCTCATTCATATTTAATCTTTATTATAAATTAACAGGTTGTTAACGTAAAGTCAATTAACTAAATAGAAATTTTAGAGTTGACAATTAACATAAGGTTAACTTATGATAGTTTTAATCAGTAAAAGATAACGATGAATGAACAATTTAATTAAAATGGAGGTTAACTAAGTGAAAACAAAAAATCTGTCCTATGACGATCAGACAGGCTATATTAAGTTGGATATTTTTGAAGAGAAAGAACCTTATGTTATTGTTGTTGGTGATGGTAAAGTCAAGCAAGCAACGCTTCCGGAATTTGGTGAAACCAAAATTATTACTCACCAAGGAAAAATAAAAAGAATGAAGTTTGATATAGGAGAAGACTTTTAATATAACCGTTCTACAAGCCCACTTGAGGACACTGAGTAACTTTTTATAAAGTTGCTTGGTGTCCTCTTTTATTTTTGAGGAGGAATGATCATGAGAAAGTTGTTAATGGAATATAAAGGTCATTATAGAAGGTTGGAACAATATAAAAATAGAGCACTTGAACATGAACAGAAGATAGTTTCAGGTATGCTAAGTGATTTGCGTTATTCGATCGATTGGATGAGTTGCGGGAGAGAACCAGGTGCAAGAAGAGGCATTGAGAGAAGGGCGGTATATCAGAGAGAATTATTAATGGAACCAGCTATGCTCCAAGTAGTATCAGATCATGGTAGGTTAAATGAACGGGAGAATTCTTTAGAAGAAGAGGAGTGGGAAGCTCTAGAAAGTAAAATAAATGAAATCATGTCAAAGCTAACAGAGAGAGAGAAGGATATATATTTAATGTCAAGAGTCAATCTCCTCTCCTATCAACAAATAGCTAATCTATTATCAGTGTCTAAAAGCACGATCCAAAAAACATTGGAAAGAGCAGAAATGAAAATCAAGAATCAAAAAGAACGCGTTTAAATTACTATAATTAAACAATTATAAAAATTATTGTCGTGCAAAAGCCACCTATAAGTAAGAAGCCAATGGTTCTTAGTGGGAGTGTTGCTATGAAACTGAATTAATTCAGCATTACTAGGGTGTAAGGAAGGGAGTAGAAATAACGAATGAAACAAAATGTTATTGAAGTTTTAAAAAAACAACTAAATAAAGAATCATTGTTTTCTAATGTAAATCGACCGTTATTATTGGATGAAAGTAGTATATCGATAACAGAGCTATCTGAAGTCGATTTTCAACTATACTACGACGAATCCTATGATCAAAGTATAGTATTCAACTTAAGCACTAAGCATGAAAACTTTCAAACGGCTGAAGAAACGTTGAAAGATATTGAGCAATGGTTAGTCAGCAATAATGAGTTAAACTTCGAAAGTTTTAATGCAGAGCTAGTTGAGATGACTGTATTGAAAGCACCTCATTTTATTAGTAAGGAAGGCTCTTACTATATATATGAGGCTCAATTTAAAACAACATTTTATGTAAAAAAAGGAGAGATTGTGAATGGCGAGAATTAAAAACGCATTAACTAGTTATTTTGTAGCACCAGTAACAGGAGAAGGTGAAGTAGAGTACATGGAATTAGCAAAGTGGATTTCTTCAGTGACAGACGCATCAGAAGAAAATTCAGAAGAGACAGGATTTTATGATGGTGATGGAAATCCTACTACTGACGTTCTTTCTAGAACTGAGAAATATACATTTGAAGGTGTTTATGATGATGAGGACCCAGCTATGAAGTTCATCGCAGGATTAAAAAGAGAAGTGGGAGAAGGACGAAAAATTATGTTTAAGGTAGTAGAAACAAATGGTGATGTAGTAGAAGGACCAGCAACTGTAACGGTACCAATTACTTCTGGTGGTGAAGCTACCGAGTACGCTACTTTCAGTTGTACGATTGCATATAACCAAAAGCCAGAACTGACTAATGTATAATTCAAATTTCAACTTTCAAAACACACAGAACATCTAGATAAAATATTAATTTGGGTTATGGAGGAATGCTTCCATAACCCACCAAAAAATGGAGGACGAATGTTATGACAATAAAAATTCAAACAGAAAAAACGGTCATTCCAATTGAAATTGGAAAATTAAACTTTGAATTCGATGTTTCGGACGAATCTGTACAACATTTTAGAGAAAAAGCAATGGAAGTCCAATCAGAGCTTAATCTGTTAAATACAGAATTAGATGAAGAACAAACATTTACTATTGCAAAATCAGCTTTGCAAAAGGGATATGATTTAATGCTTGGTAAAGGAGCTTTTGCGAAAATTTATAATCAAACCCCTTCTCTTCCATTCGTTATGAAGTTCTTTGAACAAATTGCTAATGGTGTAGAAAAGGAATTAAAGAAAATGGGCTTTGAGCATACAAATAAAGAAAAAGCTCAAAAATATTTAGAAAAAGTCAAAAAATAAAATGTTTAACTTAGCTTACCCTTTAGAAAGTCATATTTTCATAGACGAAAAAAAATTCAAAGTAGATATGAGTTTTGATAATATTTTAAGGCTATATGATTTATTAGACGATCCTTTTATTTCTGAAGAGCAGCAAATCGAGGTGGGCTTAGAGATGCTAATAGGGAAAGTTTCGGATTTGACGATAAGGAAAAAAGCTCATGTCATAAAACAGATTTTCGATAAATTAATCCATCAGGGAAAAAGAGCAACTGTTGAAGAAAATGTTGATATACAAGGAAACCCAATGCCTATTGAAAAAAAGGGAGCTACTTTTTCATTAGTGGAAGATGCATCGTATATATATGCTTCTTTTTTCCAAGATTATGGAGTGAATTTGTTTGAGCAACAAGGCAAGCTAGATTGGAGAGAATTTTTAGCTTTATTGGATGGTTTAAGTGAAAAAACTAGGATAAAGGAAATTATCGAGATAAGAACGATGGACTTACCAAAAGGGAAAGGTATGGAAAAACAGAGACAGAAAATTTTAAAAATGAAAGAGATTTATAAGCTTGCAAGCGAGCCATCAATAAATAGAACTAATTAAGAAGAATTCAAATTTGAATTCTTTTTATTTTATAAAGGTAGGTGAATATAATGTATGGCGGATACTATTACGATTAAGGTAGATTTAAATAATAAAAATAAGCAACTAAAAGAATTAGAGGCTAATGCAAAAAAAGGGGCTATTGGAATTGGCAAGATGGTTAATGCTCTCGATTTGTTTGGGATTAAATCAAAAATGATTGGTAGTGTTAAAAATGCTATTAGTAAAGCTTTTGTCTCTGAATTTGGTGAATCCCTTGAATTAATGAAAGATAAGCTAAATCAAGGAATGGTGAAAGTGGTCAAAAGTTTAAATGATTCCTTAATTAATACCGGAATCATAGACCTTAATTCAATTATGATAAAAGTCTCCGGTGGAATTGAGAATACATTAAACCATTTGGCAAATAGTATTCCTACAATAGTCGATCGAATAACAGAGATATATGCGTCCTTAGAAAGATGGATTCCTTTAATAAAATCGGTTGCAATCGGTGTAGCAGCATCAGCATTAGCCTTCGGTGTCTATAATTCAGTTGCTGCAACAATAGGTAAAGTGACGATGGCTATCAAAGTGTTGTCTGCTGTATTAACTAAAAATCCTTGGGTATTAGTAATAGCTGGTGTCATAACAGTTATAAGTCTTTTAAATGAATGTTATCAAAAGAATGTTTGGTTTAGCAATCTAATTAATCTTATATGGTCTAAGGTTAGTGGGATTTTTGAAGATGCTTTTGCTAGTATATCTAAAGTAGTAGAAATGGGAATGGAATTTATTACTTCCTTTTTTAAGGAGAAGCTAGCCTTAATCAAAACATTCTGGGAAGAAAATGGGACAAGAATTCTAGATACGATATCTTCAACTATGAGTGTACTTAGTGGTCTCGTTTTAAAAGCAATGGACTTTATATCACAAATTTTTCAAAATGCACTAGGTATTATTCAAGAGTTTTGGGAAAATAATGGAAGTTGGATTGTGGATACTTTAACAACTACCATGGAAATAATCAGTAATGCTATAGGATTAGCTTTCAACTTTATCATTAACATTACTTCAAAGGCCTTGGAACAGATTTATATGTTCTGGGAAGAAAACGGCACATGGATAATGGAAATATTGACTAGTNACGATGGAAGTCGTGGGGACCATTATTTCAGAGGCAATGGCATTTATAAGTGAGATTATTTCTGGAGCATTGGAGCAAATTCAATTGTTCTGGGAAGAAAACGGCACATGGATAATGGAAATATTAACTAGTACGATGGAAGTTGTAGGGACCATTATTTCAGAGGCAATGGCATTTATAAGTGAGATTATTTCTGGAGCATTGGAGCAAATTCAATTGTTCTGGGAAGAAAACGGTACATGGATAATGGAAATATTGACTAGCACGATGGAAGTCGTGGGGACCATTATTTCAGAGGCAATGGCATTTATAAGTGAGATTATTTCTGGAGCATTGGAGCAAATTCAATTGTTCTGGGAAGAAAATGGCGCATGGATAATGGAGATATTGTCATTTACTTTTGAATTTATAAAGACGGTCATTGTGGACACAATGACGATTATAACGGAGTTTATTTTTGAAAATTTAGAAAAGGTAAAAGCCTTCTGGGAAGAAAATGGCGAGGTTATTTTAGAGAAGGTTATTTTAGCATGGAATACAATCGAGGAAATTATACGGACGGTTTTAGGAGATTTATTAGAATTATTTTTATACCTAACAGAAACAGTTAAGGAACTGTGGCAAAAGCATGGTGAGGACATCATCCATTTTGCTTATCAAGCATGGGAAAATATAAAGAAGTTTATTGATGCTAGCTTAACTGTTATTACGACGATTGTAAGTAAAGCCATGAATATGATTAAGACAGTTTTCGAATTCATATGGCCTTTCATTAGTAAAATCGTGCAGGTTCAATGGGAATGGATAAAAACCGTAATAAAAACAGGTATAGATGTAATTGCGGGAATTATTAATATGGCCATGGCCTTAATTAAAGGTGATTGGGAAGGTGTTTGGGAATCTATTAAAAATATTGCTAGCGATATTTTTAATAATATTATGGATTTCTTTAAAAATATTAATCTATTTGATATTGGGAAAAATATAATTGATGGTTTGATAAGAGGAATTACGGGAAAGGTGGGTTCTGTGTTAAAAACAGTCTCTAATATTGCTAGTAATATTAAAGGTACTATTAGTAAAGCATTAGGAATTAACTCTCCTTCAAAATGGATGAGAGATATGATTGGAAAAAACATGATGCTTGGCTGGGAAATAGGAGTAGAACAAGAAAAAAGAAGTGTGCTTAATAAGGCGAATGATATGACCGAATGGATGAAGCCGAATGTCCAGGATTTGATGTCCGGATTAAAAGGACTGTCTGTGCCTGTTACTCAAGTGCGCAATTCTGGATATAACCCTATTAATGCTCACCAAACAATGAATTCTTCACAAGATCAACCTGATCAAAAACAGCCTGCTATTATTAATGTTCATGTTGGAGCGAAAAAAATAGCAACTGAGATTGTTGAGGATATTACTCAGCTTCAAGAGAGAGTTAAAAATAGACAAAGGAGAACTTCTGTGGTTAGGGGGGCTTATGTATGAGATTTAATGGTATAGAGAAAGAGTACATCAGAGTTATGAAAGAGTTGTATCGTCCTCCTACACCACCGATTGAGTATATGGTTGGTGAAGGATTTAGTGGTGATAGAATAAGGAAAAGGTCATTTTTAGGTATGGATTTACAAGTTCCAATTGTTTTAACGAAAAATCCTGAATCAATTAAAGAAGATTTATCAAATTGGCTTGTCCATGAGCAGCCGAAGCCGTTAGTGTTTAAGGATCATCCAGAAAGATACTATTTAGCTATTTACCGGGGGATGGATTTAAATGAAGACTATCAATTTGCGAAAGGTACCGTAACATTTTACTTGCCTGAAGGATACCGTTTTGGTCCACATCAAGAGATTGAGATTGGTGGACAAAATATTGGATACAAAGTTTTAGGGCAGGCAAGTATGCCTTGGACAAGTCAAACGATATTCAAAGAGGATACATCGGAATTTTTTATAGAAAAAAATCAATCAGAAAAGTTAATTTGTCATTATCATTTTAAGGAAAATGACCGGTTAGAAATTAATTCAATAAAGAGACAAGTCTTAGTAAATGGCGAAAATAAACCATACATTTTATCTATTCATTCGAATTGGTTTGAGTTAACACCAGGTCTAAATCATTTAGTAGCTAATCATAGGACATTCCTTAATTATACGGAAAGGTATTTCTAAATATGATGATTAGATTTTTTGTGAAGAGAGGAGGATAATGTGGCTGATATATATATATTTAATAAGGAAGATGTTTTACTAACGATTTTAACGACAGAAACTGGCTTGGTAAATGCTCTTGTGAGAGAAGAACTAAATCAGGTCTCAAATCACCCTCTTCAATTTACAGTAGAAGCGATTCACGAATCTTCTCAGTTTGTTGTTGAAGAGAACCAAGTTGTTATTAAAGATAAAGACAGTGATTATAGGATTTACTCCATTAAAGAGTTAGAAGAAGTGGATAATGAACAGGGCCCATTAATAACAGCCATTTGTGAACCGGGTTTTTTAGAGTTGAGTGAAAAAGTATTGGTTGATACTCATATATCAAATAAAAGTGCTGAAGAAGCTTTGTCGAATGTTCTAAAAGAAACTAGATGGCAAGCGGAGACTTTAGGTGATTGGGGCAGACATTCAGTCCTTCTTAATTATGAGTCTGTAATGAATGGTATCAGGGTTATCCTCAGTAAGTGGGGGGGAGAATTTAAGGATGTCATTGAATTCGATGATACAGGACGCTCCTTTATTAGAAAAATAAAGCATGTAAATAGACTTGGCAAAGACACGGGTAAACGTTTTGAAATCAATCATGATATTGAAGAAATAGAAAGAAAGGTACTATCCTATCCAGTTACTGCTTTATATGGATTAGGACAGGATGAAGATGGATTAGAAGAAGGAGTCACCTTTAAAGACATAGAATGGTCAAAGGCTAACGGTGATCCAGACAATAAACCAAAAGGACAAATTTGGGTAGGTGACTCTCTTGCTTTAGAGCAGTATGGTCGGTATTACAATGGTGAACTCATTCATAGAGAAGCTGTTTGGAAAAATAGTGACATCCAAAATCCGAGTGAGCTCCTTGATGCCACTTGGCAGCAATTGCAGCTGATAAAAAAACCAGAAGTCCATTATAGCCTAAAGGTAGAGCTTTTAGAGCGCTATGCCGGTTTCGAACATGAGAAGGTTTCTCTAGGTGATACGGTAAGAGCTGTTGATAGAAACTTCAGTAAACCTATTGAAATTCAAGCTAGAGTGATAGCGATAGAATACGATTTACTTGATATTGCTCAGACTGCTGTTGTCGAGGTAGGTAACTTTTTGTCCATAGACCGTTATGATGAGCGATTAGACGAAATAGTAAATGATTATAAGCTTAATCGAAATAAATGGGAAAAAGCTGCAAAACCAATTACTAATGAACGATTTCCAGATATTAAGCCATTAACTCCTGTTATAAAAGAGTCTCAAGGTAGCTATAATACTATTAATATTTGGTGGAGCTATAATGAAGAATTGTATGTAAATACCTATGAGCTCTATGCATCTCGGGTTAAAGGTTTTATACCAAGAGAAGAGCATTTAATATATCGTGGAAAAGGAAATGGTACCACTCATAACGTGGAAGTAAACCAGCAATGGTACTACAAAGTAAGAGCCATTAATACTCATAGTACGCCTTCTGATTTTAGTGAAGAATCTATGGCTACAACAGCAAGAATAATGACTGATGCTATTTTGTTTGGTCCTGAATTAGCAGAAAAGCTGCGAGAACTTCATGAAACAGCCGATATTATTGGTCGTAATGGAGTTGATTTTGACAACATACGCCAGGAAGTGCTGGACCGACTAAAGGCTGATGCTAAGGTGTATACAGATCAAGAGATACAGGAGACGGAAAAAGCATTAATGCAGGAGTTAGCAGATAAGGCAGGACTTGGATATGTAGATGGCCGTTTAACATTTGTTGAAGATAGTATGGACAGTCTTAGCAATCAAGCTAATGAACTATTGGATAGAGTCAAAGATAATACTGAGCAACTAGTTGAACAAGATGGGAAAATCATTACTGTAATCTCTCAGGTAGATATTGTGAAAGGAGCATTAAGTACAACCATTGATACCGTTAATCGAGTTGAAGGTGATTTAAATTCTATTGAGAACACGGTGGTGGATTTAACGACAGATATAGAAGGGGTTAGTACGAGTGTTAGCAGATTGAAATCTGAGTATGAAAATACTAATAATAAAATCACACAAGTAGAAGCTGAACTAATCGTACAAGCTGGAGTTATTGCAGGTAAAGCAGAGCAGACAGAAATCCTTTCTTTAAATGGCGATATTAATCATGTTAGAAATAGGGTAGGAACTTTAGAGTTAAGTTCAATCGGTTTTTCTTCTCAAATAAGTGATTTGAGAAGTGATTTTAATAGAACAGGCAAATGGAATCAATCTTACAGAGTTAGGCTCGATAATCCGCTTAATCTAACAGAGCTAAATGGGGGATTATTAAGTGACCTATATAGTTACGAAGTCACAGCTAAAACAGTTGGAACAAATACAGAAACAACGGCAATAGCTATTTTTAGAGCTAATAATAGTAGTGGTAACGGAGGAAATGGTTGGATTTTAGAAAAGCTTTTTGAAAATGGTACATCTTCTAATCATCCTGAATTTTTCTTAGATGAAAACGGTAGACCTTCTATTAGGCTATATAGACACTCTTCCTATTATGATGTAATGGTCACTCATACTAAGTACATTGGGAGTGGCACAGCTTCTACAGCTTTATTGCATACCATTTCTCTAGCAGAAACAGCTATCGACCAAAACGCCTACGCTATCACACAGCGAGCTACACAGACGAGTGTAAATCAATTAACTGGAAGACTGACGACAGCAGAGAGTCAAATCACTACAATGGCTGACCAAATTGATTTAAAAGTTTCTAGGGACGGTATAGTAAGTGCTTTAAATCTAACACCTGAGCAAGTGAAAATAGATACAAGACTATTAAGTATAGGTAACTTTAGTAATCTTATTCAAAATGCTGATTTTAAACAAGGTTTAGATGGACACTTTGTAGAGCGTGGACAATGGAGAGTAATAGATGGAAGTACAACTTCAAGAGTGGAGGGAGCACCTCTATTAGAATTTAGAACTACAAATTCTAACGTTGAGGGTCGCTTCGGTTTAGGGGGAGACCACTATTTAGAAGTTATGGAAGGAGACGAATATTACTTTTCTATTTGGGCTCGTGCAGCAGGAACATCTCCTTGGAATGATGTAAGGCTAGAAATGCGGTTCTTAGATGCTAATAGGAATTTTATAAAATTTGGCGGAGGAGGACTGTTTGCAGGTTTAGTAACTTCATGGAAAAAGTTGGAAGGAAGTTTTGCTACTCCTGTAGGTGCAAGATACGCATGTTTATTTCTACGAGTAATGAATAACGGTAGAAATCCCGTACATTATTTTCAAGACCCTGTATTAAGAAGAAAGGCTGACACCAATGTTATTGTAAATGGGGCTATAGCAGCTAATCATTTATCAGCAAATTCGGTTACATTTGGAAATGGAGCAATTGCAAATGCGGCAATTACAAGTGCTAATCTGAAAGATGCAATTATTCAGAACGTGCATATAGAGGATGGTACTATTAGTAGTGCAAAAATTCAAAGCCTTACTGCTGATAAAATTAATACTGGTACATTAAAAGCTATTGATATAACAGGTGTTAATGTTACAGGCTCTGTAATTACCTCGACAAACGGATCCAACAACTCTACCATCCAAGGTGGCTATGTTGAATCAAGTGGTCGTTACGTTCGTACATGGATGGGAAGCACGTCTAACAACAATGTTGATATTCGTATTGAAAATGGCTATATCAGAGCAAGGAATAATACCCGCAATCATTCACTTTATTTTAGTGATTTCGGTATATCAACTTATGCAGATGGTGTTGGTGATGGAGCCTCAGGTACGATCGCTTTTCGTGATACTTCTTATAGCACGGCGGGTGGTTTAACTATTCAATCAACACCGGGTGTGGTAGCTTTAAAATCAGATAATAACCGTGTAGTTATTGATGCTTATCAAACAGCGACTATCGATTCTTCTTTAGCGAGTATTTACATTCGTCCGATGAAAAATAATAGATCTGGAACAAATGAGTTTCGCTTTTGGGTGAAGGATAACCCGTCTTTTAATGATACAGATGGAGTTTTAAGCTATGGTACATCTGAAATCAACTCATCAAGTGGATTGCGATTTAAAAAGTCTATTGGTGGAGATCCGATTGTACACATGACAAATGGTGCTGGTGATATTAACAGTGGTAAAGCGCAAGCCATTAGCTTTTTGGGTGATTTAGAAGCTCAAGGAGATGATGCCTTTATCCGTGTTAATAATGAACTTAGAATAACAGATAAGAGAGGTTACAACGGTGGTAATACCAGTTTAAGAGGGTTACAAGCGCGAAGCTTGCGTGTCAATGATATGAGGGTAAACGGGGATAGTTCCCATCTTTACTTAGGAGTTTCAACAGGAGAATTAAGAGTTTCTAATAATACTTTAGATAACTCAGGTAATCCTACTTATCGACCTATAAGAGCGGCTGAATTCTTCTCAGGTACTTCTGGACGATTTTTTAGTAGTGGGGGAGTTACTTATGTTCAAGGTAACACGGAAGTTCGCGCCACAAGGTATTTGTCTGGAACGTTGGTTCCTATGATAGCTCAAGCGTTTAATAATTCTTCTAGTCGTTCCTTAAAAGAAAATATTAAACCATTTTATGGTTCTGGCTTAGAGGTTGTAAACGATCTTTTTATTGTGAATTACGATTGGAAATCAGACTTAGAAGATGGTATTTTTGATAATTGTCAAATTGGCGTTATTAGTGAAGATAGTCCTGCTATTTCAACAAAAGATGGAAAAATGATTAAGATTAATGATTTATTAATGTACAATACCAAAGCTATACAGGAGCTTTCCTCAGACATGGAAGATGTTAAAGACGCGGTTAGCTTATTAAAGGTCGAAAATCAGTTATTAAGAAAAGAAGTAAAACTATTAAGGGAGATGAATGCATGATTAAAATGCTAAAGAAAGAAATAAAAATGGCAGCAGATTTTTTATTGAAACTGAATTTGAAAGGGAAGGATTCTGTTCATCGAATGCGAATAGTAAAGGTTTTACAAGAGCAACATAAGTTATTTGCAGATGAGGAGCTAGAACTGCTAAAATCTTTTGCTGAGCTAGATGAGAATGGTGAATTAGTTCAAGCAGAAGGTGGTGGCTTTAAATTAGTAGGGGACAAAAAAGAATTTAAGAAGCAGCAGCAAGAGCTGCTGGAAGAAATTTTTGTATTAGAAGGTAAAAATTTAGAACCGGCTTTAAAAACAGTAGAAGAAGTGATGATGGATTATAACAAAGAGCTTTCCGAATCAGATGCGGTAGCTCATTTTTTATGGATTCAAGCATTTGAATTAGCAAATGAAAATAACAAAAACAAAGGAGATGATGAGTGATGTTAGAACTTGTACCTTTAAATTTTCGTGTAACAGGAGTTGATTTCCCATATGGAAACGGTGAAGTGAGTGGAGTTAGAATCAGGTTTAATGTAACGGATTCAATTGGAGAAATTAATTCGAGTGGGCGTGTATCTGCTACCATGGAGGAATATGCAACAAATTCAGATCTAACAGCTTTAGCAGGATTAGCAAGACAAAAGTTTATTGAACGTTTAGAATTTGATGACGTAACGGAGAGAGCCGATTAAGGCTCTCTTTTTGTTCCTTAAGGAGGGAAATTATGCCGCAGAAAGAAAAGGTGATTAATCCGGTTCAAAAAGAACTCTTTGAGATAAAAAATGATATGAAGTCACTTGAAAAAGATATAAAAAATCTACAACTTATTTCGATTAGGCATGACGAGCAAATATCAGTCATTAATAGAACATTAGACAGCATTGCTGATGACACTCAATGGATTAAGAGAACGATATTGACTGCCATTATAGGAGCAACTTGCACTGGAATTATTGGGGGTGCAATTGCTCTTATTTATGCGAACTTTTAGAAGAGGTGTTTGTTTTAAAATGGATAAAGGAACAATAGTAAGAACCATTGCTTTAGTTATAACATGGATGAATATTGTATTAGTTAATAAAGAACTACAGCCAATTCCCGTGATTGATGATGAAACAATTGCATATGGTTTGGCTTTTTTTGTGTCTGTTTGGGCGTGGTTTAAAAATAATTACGTTACAGCGAAAGGGAATAAGCAAAAGGAAGTATTACTAAAAGAAGGTTTAACAAAGGGGAGTAAAAATGATTAAGTTACAAGATATTCGTAACCTTACTCATGGTGGATCTTCAAAAAGGTTATTAACCCGTATCACCTCTATTGCTCGTCATCACTCTGCTACAACGAGTGGTGACTATTTTTCTTTTTGGAATGGTCGTTGGAAGAGTTTAGGATGGAAAACAGGGGGCTATCATGAAATCATATTACCAGATGGAACCGTGCAATTATGTTATGACCCGAATGTTATTACAAATGGAATATCCGGACACAACACTCATGCCTATCATATTTGCTTAGTTGGTAATGGTGAATTTACAGAAGAACAAGAAAAATCATGGAAGGAAAGAGCTAACCTTAATATAAGCCGCTTTAAATTAGCTATAAAAGACGTTAAAGGCCACAAAGAGTATTCAGGCGCTAATACCTCATGCCCAGGTATTGATATGAATAAAGTAAGACAGCGGTTAAATACTGTCTGTAAGAAGATAAACCTAACAAAAACAGGCGATGCACATGTCGATAACTCGACTCCTACCTTGCGAAGAGGTTCAAAAGGAGTAGCCGTTGGACAATTGCAAAATCTGTTAATAATAAATGGCTATTCTTTACCAAGATTCGGAACTGACAATGATTTTGGAGCTGAGACACTTGCAGCAGTACGAGCATTTCAGCGTGACAAAGGTTTAACTGTAGATGGGATTGTTGGACCTAAAACATGGGCAGAGTTAAACAAAAAACCTTCTAATCAACCTCAATACAATCGCTTACTACGAATTACAAGCCCAATGATGCGCGGTGATGATGTTAAAGAGGTTCAGCGTAAACTAAGTGTTATAATAGATGGGATTTACGGTCCTCAAACTGAAAAAGCTGTTAGAGAATATCAGAGAAAAAATAAAATAGATATTGATGGAATGGTCGGTCCTGTTACATGGAGTAAGATGTTCAGTTAATAAAAAGAAGTGAGAAAACTTACTCCTTAAAACTTATAGCTTCGTACAGAAGAGATTAATGCTATAATATTCATAATTTAAAATGAAATCAGATTTATTTAGGGCTGGTTATATGTATATTTATAGGTTAATCGATGAAATCATGCCATTAGTTCGTATAAAGGCAGCGATTATGACTATTTTGATTGCCAGCATTATTTTGTCATTAATCGGTGTGATGTTAAATAATGCTATTTCTTTTTTTACTTATTTTGTTTTTATTATTGTATTTATGACCCCTGGAGTTATTGCAGCGGTGGTGCTTATTATAATCCTCGAGAGGATTGTCAGAAAGAAAAAGAATGTTTCTGATAAAAATAGGCTATTCATTACTGTAGTGGTTGGAGGCATTCTTTCGTTTATCTATATGATTATTTTCACAGAAGGAATGTTTACAGCAGATATTTCTATTAAGGTAATGATTATGGGAGGCTTTACTACTCTTTTGTATCATCTCATTTTTAAATTTGAACAAAATAAGAAAGAATAAACATGCTTTTTTAACTTGAAAAATAAAAGAAGAAACATAATGAAAATTTCAAATAAGGGGATTGAAAGATGCATGCTTTCATTATTTTAATCATGGGCGTTTTACTTTTAGGCCTTTTGTTTACGGTTCTCCACATAAGGTTAAAAGAACATAGTCTCGTTAAATATGCTAGTTTTTTATTGTTTGCTAGCCCAATTGTTGGGATACATTTATTTATGCTTGGATTAAGTATGCAAATGATGTTTGTGATGATGATTAGCTTTATAGTACCTATAGTGTTATTATTCATAAGCATCGCTTTATTCTTTCTGAATCGGCAAAGAAACCCATTTGGAAGAGGTTGGGACATATCGCATGAATGAGGAGCCGAATAGAAGAGTAAGGCGCTTTGAATGTTCGCTCTTAAGACACTCCGCGTCTAGTTCAGTCCGGTGAGGTACTGCCAAACTAACTGTTATATTTTCGCTTGGTCACCTTACCCCACTGGAGTCTCTGTATCTTTTGTTCGCTAGTCTAAGAAATTCATAGAGAATTTTCAGATATTAGTCTCTTCCTTTGTTTTTATTACGTACCCCCCTTACACCATTTCTGTATGAAACAATAGGTTTTGTCCCAGGCACATGAATCA